TCCAACAAAACATACTTTTGGTCAGATTTGGTTTCGAACATAGGAATTGTCTTACAGAATTTAGATATCTCATCTCTTAGGTAATCAATACTCGTTTCTTCTGAACAATTCACATCCATAAAAGCTGTGTCTTTTGAATATTCGCCTATGAGTATTCTAGCCAAGCTTGTTTTGCCGGTACCAAAGTGGCCATGGAATATGTAGTGTTGGGTTACCCCATCATTGAATCTATTTTTTATCCTAGGTAATAATATCACGTCCTCTATTTTTTTAGGTCGCCATTTCTCCCACAGAATTAGGTTTTTTGTGCTCATCGTTTTTTTTTAGAAAGGTGAATGCTTTTGATATATAAATTATGATAGGTGAAAAGTTTAATTATGAAGACGTATTCTTGCGCGACCTTACGGTTTGTGTACTGGATACGCTTGAGAGTCAGATAAAGTGGACTAATCGTTTTACCTCAGGTGATAAATTTGTCGAAGTACCAATTTATTATTCTATGACTGGTGATGAACGTTTTCTATTAGATAGTTTTTCAGATGATATAGTTTCCGATTCTCGGTATGTTGAACTCAATACCGACATAATACCTAGAGGACACCTTACTATGACTGGGTTCAATATAAAATCTGACGAATTTGCCAATCCAAATGTTTGGCTTAGGATGGTTGTTGAGAATGAGAAGGAAATACGTAAAGTTTTAACTAAGGTGAGAGCGGTTCCTATTTCCGTGACTTACGATTTAACAATACTTCTTTCTAGCGAGATTGATAGTTTCAAATGTAGTCAGTCTATAATGAATACACTCTGGTTATATAGATTTATGTACTTTGAGTTCAATTTTATGAACATAGACGCTGTAATTGTTATGCCTGATACAAACCAGGTAGAGATGTCGAGAGAAAAGAATTTGACTTCTGATAATAACATAAAGTTAAAGGTAACATTCAATGTCGAGACATATTATCCTGCTTTCCGAACTGATAGAATGTCAGGTCCTGGTTATATGAACGAGGATGGTTCAGGTATGCGTGACACTGTGACTGGTGAGTTCTCCAGGAAGGGTAGTGATAATGGTGTAGAACCTGGAAAAACTACTAATGGGGCGGATGGCGGAAAGATGATGGATACGAACAAAACTTGGTTGGAAGGTCCGTGGGACGATAGGGCAGTTTATGGTGCGACTGGTAGTTTCGTTGATACTGGAACAGTTACACCGGGAACTAAAACATCCGATGTTAGGTCTGGAAGGGATATGGTTATACCAAAGAAGTCCAGATGGTTTGACCAAATACTACGTTCGAGAGAGCTCAACCGTAGATAATGGAAAAAAATGGCTTTTTGCGAATAATATATACCCAAAGAAAACAAAAAAAATTTCGAAACACATGAAGAATCTTAAACTCGAACTCTTCAACTTTAAGAAAAATCTTTCTCTTGAACAAGAAGAAATATCTAGCATCGTTGAGAGTCATCTTAACGCATGCAGTGAAAACTCCGAGAAATCAGTGATACTTTCACTGAATGAAAGGCTCAAGCCGTACACATATGATAAAGAAGTAAAATCGCTTTTAGAGTCACTCAATGACGATATGAAGAGTAATGAACTTCTATACGAGCTTAAGAACCTTTATAACATATTGAATACAAAGAACGGTGGTGAAATCTATAGACAACCAATCAATGTTTTACTTCAAACAATCAATCTCGAGGGTGATCAGGACAGAATGTCCAAAGTACTTAACGAACTTGCCATTTATGACTGGGTTCCTGAAATTAAACTTTTCGTACATAACTTAACTAAGTCACCAGAGAAAAGATCTAACTTACTTAGTGGTGGTAAAGGTGAATCTGTATTTACTATTGTTGAACAAGTAGAAGATGGTCACATCGCATTAGTTAAGGATTCTTGGTTCCTTCTAAGTGAGAATGTAATTGAAAAAACTTTACTCGAGAATCACGTAAAAGACGAAGAAGATTTAAGGTCATTAAGAACTCTTGAGACTGCTATGAAATATGCTAACATCGTAGATGATAGAATCAATTTCAGAGTTTCAGAATATTTGACAATCGGTCTTTCAGTAGATAAAAAGGATGGTCTATACATCAATGATGATGAGATGAATAACGAAACAACTCTTGAGAGTCTTTTCAATTCACCAATCATTCCAATTGTGAATAAGAACTTTTATCCTATTTTAGTTGAGGTTTCTAAAAACCTTGATAAATTTGTGGAACTTGATGTTGTTAAGAAAATAAACAACCTTATCAATCCATACCTTGAGTGTTTCGCATTCAACTACAAGAACACTACATTCCTTTATAGATGTGATGAGAGATATGGAAACTCATTCTTCAAATATGACTCAGCACTCGAATTAGTTAACGAGGTTAGAAATGAGTTGAACTACGACCTTACTTACTTTTTCGAAAATAAACTCGGTAAAGAGCTTATTGTGAAGAGAAAACTTGAAGATAAAGAAAGAGAAATAACTCTAAAATTAGAGGATGTAAGTTTCAACATCGATAAACTTAAAGGATCTATCAATATGATTGGTGAATCTGAAGTTCTAACAACGGCACTCAACAATTTAGAAAAAAGAAAAAATGTTCTTGATGCAGAATTACATGGAGTTAAAGAACTTATGTATAACGAAAGAGTCAAATTATAATAATAATTTACAATAAAAATAAAATCCACCTTAAAGGTGGATTTTTTGTTTGTAAACTTTTGCAAATCAACAATATATAAACTTTCATGAATCGCTCGTAGGACAAAGGTCCGAAAAAAAAATAGCGATTATTAATGTATCTAAATAATAGGGAATTGTATGTCGAACTCGTAGTGAGTAAGGCACAGGGTAGACTAACCAGACCTGCACAAAAGATGTTAGAACTTCTTGCAAAGAAGACAATAAAAAAGATGAGATATTGGTCAAACGACGACCGATTAGATTGCTACCAAAGTGGATTACTCTATATCTTCCAAAACTGGTACAACTTCAACGAAGAGAAGTCAGTTAATGCATTTGCTTACTTCACAGAGATATTCAAACGTGGAATAGCCAAAGGATATAATGATCTCTATAAAAAGAAAGGAGACAATGAACACCAAATCAGACTCATATCAATTGAGGGAAGCAACGACGGAATGGGACTCCACTCACTTTGATTTAACTGCTTACGACATAGTGGCGAATCCGGGATTCGACGTTCGTGCCGCACTTTCTCGATTCTGGAAGCGTGAGAGAAGAGTCGATAAGTTACGTGAGCTATGGGGATTCGAAAACTAATTTATAAAAAAAGACCCTTTCGGGTCTTTATATCTATCTATAGATAGAATGTCCTTTGTATAAGTTTAAGTGCATCCGATTTCAACTGCATCTCGTTGAGTAGTTTGTGTATATCTTTATTGTATTCTACAATGATATTTATCAGTTTTTCAAATGATTTTACCGACTTTCTATTACAAAAGTGATTCCCATCATGCCAAACAATCTCACCATTGTGTCTCAATGTAGTATTGATACGGTGTGTGTTAGTACCGGATTTGAAGATGAACATAATTGTATTTGCCTCTTTTTCTCTCAATACCCGTGTCTCTGCGAATTTGGCACCATCGAAGTGTTTCACTTGACCAACTAATATGTCAAAGTCGAACTCTGTCAATCTTTTGTTGACAATTTCGTTTGCGTGTGTCAAAAACTTTTTCGAAATTTCTTTTTGACCAAGTGCCGAAAGTTTTTCTGCGGCGGAAATATAAGTTGTGTATTTCATCTCTGTTGTTTTTACAAATATAATGAAAAATCAACGACCACCATACTTTTTTACAGATTTTTGAAGACGACTGATGTGTCCTTTCAATGCTTCATACTTACCACCAATCTCTTTTGTTATGTCAAAGAAGTCTTTTATATTCGCAGAAGCTATTTCTTGATCACGTTTGTCCTGTTCGACAATTTTCTTTTTCCATATCTGCGCTAACTTACCTGGATCATATTTTGCCTTTGGGTGACCTGAATATAAAAAACGAGGAAGTAGTTCTAAGTCGATTAGGTGTGCCAATTGTATTTGTGCCAAGTTGAATTCCATTATTGCCCATTGAAAACCATATCTTTTCAACTCTTTGAAAACATTTTCAAATTTTGCCTTTAATACGAAGTTTTTGTTGGTGAAGTCTTCTTCCTTCATAAATGGATCGAATAGTGCAACCCTGTATATTAATGGTAGGAAGTTCATATTCACACAACTAAGAATTATCATATTATTAAACGTTTTATGCTCTATTACAAATACCGGTGAATATTTCATCCAATTAGAGTCATCCATATAATGAAGGAAATAAAATCTTCCTGGTTTTATTTCTCCGAGACGCACCGCCTTCACATCATTATCAGACTTCATATATTTTTCGAGAAAATAAACAGTATTCTTTTTGTAGAAATCTGCCTCATCTTCACCATAAACAAGTAGGTTTAACTTAGTAAGTTCTGTCAGATGTCCCATAGAAGAATTTTATTTTATATATAAAATCAAAAAAGCGGGACTATGATAAACTCAAAGCCATCCAACTCCAGCTACAACTCCGGAAATTACATACCAAAAAACAAAGACAAAGTACTCAAACTTAACACACAAGGTGGAGTCTACTTTCGTAGCTCATGGGAGAAGAAAATAATGGTCTGGCTCGATATGAAAGATGAAATTTTCCAATGGGGTGCAGAATGTTTAGAAATACCCTATCAAATGACACACTTTGATAATGGTGATGCTAAAGTTAAATCACATAGGTATTATCCCGACTTCTTTTACCGCATGAGAGGTAAAGATGGTGTACTTCGTGAGGTTGTTGTTGAGGTAAAACCACAGAAAGAATACAATATGGTTGTAGCACTTAGTGAAGGTAAACTTCAGGTTCCTGAGAAAGGAACTAAAAAACTAAAAGGATTTGAATATGATTTAAAAATGGCCTACAAAAACAAAAGTAAATGGGAAACCATGATAGAGTGGTGTAATAAAAAAGGCTACGAGTTTATAATAATAACTGAAGAGAACCTAAAAAGGTTTAACGTATGAGATGCATATAGAAGACCGAAAAATAGAATATAACGTATATTATTGGTAAAATAACCACATATACTCTGTATATATTTTCATTCAGGTGATATAACAAAAATTTGAGTAACACCAATATGACAAAAATAGATGCCACTAATTTGTAACCTGTTATGAATAGAAGTATTGTCCAGATAAAAGACATTACACGTGTTATATAATGTAAAAGATCTATTGTCTTAACCGAAAGAACATCTTTGTTTTCAAAATTGATGTCTAATCGCTTTCGATTGAATATGAAGAATATTTCATTCAACATAAATAATAACAACACAAAGTGTAGAATGTTTATCATAATTTTATAGTTATCTCGTCTAATGTTAAAAGGTTCCTAAGTGAAGTCTCCTCTATTCTTATACTTTTATCAATGGAAACAATTTTGAAAAGATCATCTCCAATGAAGGCTTCAATCGCTTCACCCAATGCCATCTCGTAACATTCCGGTATATCTGATGAATTCCTACCCGAATATTCTTTTCTAAGATATTCTAATCTATCACTTTGATTTAGGTGTATAGAGCATCCATCTCTCTCTATTTTACCAGGCACGGACTCAACCCAAACCTGTAGAAAAACTTTGTTCATATAATTTTATTACAGTAATAATATGGAATTTACATAAATAAGTTTAATTGTATCACACTTTTATAGAAAAATGTAGAAAGGTACTTTATTAGTTCCAATATATAAAATATGAAGGCTAAAGAAGTAATGGAAAAATACGGTATCACTCGTAGAACTTTACATAACTGGGTAAAACGTGGTTTTATTCGTACTGAAAAGACACCCACTGGAAGATACATATATCAAGATATAGACAAAAAAGTTTTGAAGACGGATGAAGACCACCAAAGATAAGATGTTCAGTGTGATTACCGACATATCGAAATTAATATATAATATGTTCTACTATAGTGAATATTTCAAATCCGAGACGCCGGATATAAACAGTGATATAAAGAAAATAAAATTGGTACATGGCCTCTTATAATTATTTTAATAACAATGAACAGAATCTGGGTTCTGTACAAAACTCAGGAGAAAATAAGGGCTTCTTTAATAGGATACTTAGAAACCTTTCTAACCACGGAATGAACTATGATGATATGATCATACGTAACCAGGTTGGTATAGGAATCAATGAGGATCCATATGCATCTAAAGGTAATTCAATGTACGATTTCTTTAGTTCTAGAGCAGTGGCATCGGTTTTGAACAGGAAGTCTGTACCATATCTCGATAGGTCTTATCCAGATAAACGAAGAATTCTAAGAGAATATTCTATAAAAGATGAGATAAGAGACTTTGTGAGTCAGGTTGCAGATGAATGTATTGTTTATAACGATGATCGTGATTTCTGTTCGCCACGACCACTGAGTTCGGATTATAACAAAGAAATACATGATAAGTATCAAGAATACTTTGAGTCAATATACAACAAATATGGATTTTCGGATAGTATAACCGCCTTTAATATGATGAAGGATTTCCTCGTAGATGGATATGTGGCCATAGAGCTCGTATATGACGACAAAAAGAAAAACATAGTAGCATTCAATAGATTACGTCCAGAGACTATACTTCCGGCATACGAACCAAACGTAGGACACCTCTGGATACAATATCCAGAAGATCCACAACTTAGAAGAATATTCCTAGACTCACAGATTGTTTTTGTATCATTCTCTACACAGAATGACTATTCTGAGACATCATACGTAGAAGGACTCATAAGACCATACAATCAGCTCAAAATTCTTGAGCAGACTAAGATAATGTTCAACATTATCAATGCGACACTTTATCAAGAGTTTAAAATTCCTATTAAAGGTCTTTCCCGACAGAGAGCTGAAGAACAGATAGGTCAGCTGATACACGATTACTCCGAGGAAGTTGAGTGGGATGACACTTTGGGTACACT